AATCTTTGGTCTTGGATTCGTCAAATGTGTAAGTATGGTGATTTTTTCTTAAAAATGGAAATTGCTGAAAAATATGGTGTTTATAATGTAATACCTTACACAGCATTTCATATTGAAAGACAAGAAAACTACGATAAAGAACATCCAAATGCAGTAAGATTTAAATATGCACCTGAAGGTATTTATGCTGGAGGATCTGGATATTATGGTACACCAAATCTAGGAACTTTTGATAATCAACCAGGTGTATTCTTTGAAAATTATGAAATGGCTCATTTTAGATTATTAACAGATGTTAATTATCTTCCTTATGGTCGTTCATATTTGGAACCAGCTCGTCGTATTTTTAAACAATATGTGTTAATGGAAGATGCTATGTTAATTCATAGAATTTCTCGTAGCCCAGATCGTCGTATATTCTATATTAATGTTGGTTCTATTCCTCCAAATGAAGTAGAAAATTTCATGCAGAAAACAATTTCTACAATGAAACGTACTCCATTAATGGATAACCAAACAGGTGAGTATAACTTAAAGTATAACATGCAAAACTTATTGGAAGATTTTTATATTCCAATTCGTGGAAATGATACTACAACTAAAATTGAAACTACACCTGGTTTAAATTATGATGGTATTCAAGATGTTACTTACTTAAGAGATAAATTATTCGCCGCCCTTAAAGTACCTAAGGCATTTATGGGTTATGAAAAAGACTTAACAGGTAAAGCAACATTAGCAGCAGAAGATATTAGATTTGCTCGTACAATTGATCGCATTCAGCGTATTACATTATCTGAATTATATAAAATTGCTTTAGTACATTTATATTCTCAAGGTTACACAGGTGAACAGTTAACAAATTTTGAATTAAATTTAACTACACCATCAATTATTTACGACCAAGAAAAAATTGCTTTATTGACCCAAAAAGTAGAGTTAGCTAAATCAATTATGGAAGCTAAATTATTACCTACAGATTGGATTTACGATAATATATTCCACTTCAGTGAAGATGAATATGATGAATATAGAGATTTGTTAGTTGAAGATCAAAAACGTACCTTCCGTTATAATCAAATTATGGAAGAAGGAAATGATCCTAAAATGACAGGTAAATCATATGGTACACCACATGACTTAGCTTCATTATACGGTAAAGGTAGAATGTATACTGAACCTGATAATGTGCCTGTAGGATATGGTGGTGATTTAGATTTAGGTCGTCCAGTAGAAAATCCAACTAATAGAAATAAACAAAGTAGTCCTTTTGGTAAAGATAGATTAGGTACACATGGTATGAAGCATGACGATAATGAATCTGATTCTATCCATCCTAATTATAAAGGAGGTTCTCCATTCGCTTTAGAAGCAAAGCAAATTTATCTTAAAAATAAAACTTTGATTGAAGGGTTAGTTAAAAAAGTAACTCCTGAAAGAAGCAGCGTTGGAGACTCATTATTAGATGAAAGTAAGTTAAAGGAATAAGAATCTTTATATATTTATAACAAAACCTTTTGGGGATGAACATTAAACATTCTAAGTATAAAAATACAGGAATCCTGTTTGAATTGTTGGTAAGACAAATTACATCAGATACACTTTCGGGTAAAGACTCGAAAGCAACTAACATATTAAAAAAATATTTTGTTAAAACTGAGTTAGGAAGAGAGTATAAATTATACGAAACAATCACTAAGCATAAAAATTTAACAGAAGGTAAAGCTGAAATTGTAATTAACTCTGTTATTGAATCTTCTAAAAATTTAAATAGAGGAGCTTTAAAAAGACAAAAATATAATTTAATTCAAGAAATTTCTAAGCATTATAACCTAGAAGAATTCTTTAAAACTAAATTACCTAATTACAAGTCTTACGCTGCGTTATATACGTTAGTAGAAATATATAATAGCGAAATGTTGTCTAACCCTGACCAAATCATTACTAATAAAATTGCTATTTTAGAAGGATTAACAACTAAAGAAGTTAGTAAGAAAAAAGTTAAAGATGATTTAATGGTTGAGTTCCAATCTTATGATAAAGATTTACGTATCTTAACATATAAAGTAATGTTGGAAAAATTTAATGGTAAGTATGCTACATTAAATGATAATCAAAAAATAGTATTAAAAGAATTTATTAATTCAGTTGATTCAACTCCAAAATTAAGAGACTTTTATAATACTAAGATTACAGAAATTAAAAATGAATTAACTAGAATAAGTAAAAAAGTTAATGATAAAGTTGTAAAAATTAAATTAAATGAAGTAGCTAAAATTTTATCACCATTAGGAAAAACAGCTAATGTTGGTAATGATGATTTAGTTAATTTGTTACAATATTATGAACTTTTAGAAGAACTTGTTAAAACAAATGGGTAATTTTAAATATAAAATAAAACCAGTATCAGAAGAATCAAATATAGCTTCTAACTCTTTCTATACATCAGGAGGAGAAGGAGAAAATCATACAGGCCCATCACCAAGAAAATCAACTTATGGTGCCTATACACAAGCAGGATATAAAAAAGTAACAGAAGGTCCTGGAGCAACTATGGGTCCTGGTCCTGCCGCTAGTGAAACAGGGGTTAAAAATAATACTTATGTTAAAGATTTTAAATATAAGTTAGTTGATCAAAAAGCATTAAATAAAAAAGCAAAAGGTATTATTGTTAAACCACTTTGGGAAGCAGATACTAATGTTGAAGAATATTTACAAGATATAAACATCACAAATCCCGATAACAAAAAATGGATTGCATCTCGTTTAATGGGGTTTGATGAATTAGAAAGAAAATTAAACGAATTATTACCTTTATTACAACAAGCAAAACATGAGACAATGGATTATTATAGACAAAATCCTGATTCATTTAGTGTTGTATATGGTACTGATTTAGCAAACGATTACTTAAACGACTTAATAGAACTATTTAAAAAATAAAACAATGGCAAATATTCCTGTAAACGCAACAGCAAAATTATTAATACAAGGTCAAACCCTCACCGGCTCATACGCTGGTTTTGTTGTATGTCCTAATACATCTACTACTCCTCAAGGAACAGTAGCTCATTTTCGTGGATTAAAAGACGCGTCAAATAATGAACTAGCACTATCTGGTTCTTCTTTATTTTTTGTTCCTGGGTTTTATCCTATTTTTGTTACTAGTGCTTCATTAGATGCTACTAGTAATAACGTATTATTCTTTACATAATATTTATAACAAAATGAAAACCTTACAACAAGAATATCAATTAATAAAAGAAGGTAAAGGTAATAAAGACCACTTCTTAAAAGTAGCAAGACATATGTTCCCTGAGTATGTTACTACAGGTAATGACTTTAGTTCTGCTGTCCATATTTTAAAAAGTAAAAGTCTTTTAACTGAAGCCGCGGGTGGTGTTGTTACTATGAATAACTCACAACCTAACTGGTTTAGTATTTTTAATACTAATTTAAAAGAAGCAGTTGGTGTTAAGGATAAAAAAGAATATGGTGATCAAAATGAGTTTGAAAAACCAGCTCCAGAAGTAGCTAAAGATTTAGCTAACCAATTTGACAATAACGATCCTAAAAATATTGACAATTTATATGGTCAAACCTTTTTGTTAGGTTATTTAACAGAAATGTGGGATGAAAAAAATGCTGATAAAACAGTAGGTGAATTAAAAGATATTGTAGCTAAAAATATGGCTAAAGATATTAATTACTACCACACAAACGCTTCATTTGGTGTTAAAGGAATTGGATACACTAAAGATGTAGTTGGAGGTGGAGAACCAGTAGCACCTAAAGGTAAATACAAATCTTCAGGATATGGTGATATGCCTAAAGCTGTTAAAGAAGGTTTAAATGAAGCAAAACGTCCTGATATTAATTCTCAAATTAAAGAATTAGAAAAATCATCTCAAGCAATTGCTTTAGAAGCAAAATTAGCTGCTATTGATGAGGCAATTGAAAAACGTAAATCTAAATTAGCGTTAGCTGAGTCTGAGGAGTTAGCAGAAATGATTGATGAAAAAATGGTTAAAACTATTACTAAAGAAATCAAAGAACTTGAAAAACATAAAGCTAAAAACCAAAAAATCTATGAAAAGATGACTGGTAAAGCTAAAGAAGAAGTTATTGATGAAGATGACGATATGATGGCTTATTAATATGAAACAAGTATTAATTGAAACTATACCATTTAACGTTGCCCCCATACAACTTACTGAAGGTTTAAAAGCACCTTCTGGTAATCCTATGGTTCAAGGTATTTTAGCTACTGCTGAAGTAAAAAACGGTAATGGTAGATATTATCCTAGAGAAATCTGGGAAAAAGAAATTGAAAGTTATAACAAAGTTGTAGCTGAAAACAGAGCTACAGGTGAGTTAGATCACCCTGACTCAACTATTATTTCTCTTAAAAATGTGTCTCATATTATTAGAGAAATTTGGTGGGATGGAGACAAGGTAATGGGTAAAATAGAAATTTTACCTACAGTTTCAGGTAATATTTTAAAAGCACTTATTGAAAATAATGTAACAGTAGGTGTATCATCTCGTGGTATGGGTTCATTAAAAGAAATCCATGAAGGTACTTTAGAAGTACAAGATGATTTTGAGTTATTATGTTGGGACTTTGTATCAACACCTACAAATCCAGGCTCATATATGCAATTAGTTAGAGAAGGTAAAGAAAACTTACCTGAAAATAAATTTGCTAAAGTTAATTCTTTATTAACAGAAATTTTATGTGCTAATGGCACATGCCCTATATTTTAACCTCTCTTAGGATAGTATCCTTTGATTGACCCTCCCTTAAAAAAGGAGGGTTTCTTTTTGCGTTTTTGAAAAATACCGATATACGTATACCCGACAATATACGATTTTTTATATCGTATTATCAAGAAAATATTCTATTACACTTCGACAATCGTCAACAATAAGTGTATTTCCAACAAAAAATTATTTGAGGACAAAAAACAAAATTATGGCAAACAGAGATTTGTTAAAAGAAGCCATTGCTGATGCTAAAGCAGTTAAAGAAACTGCCATCGCCAATGCAAAAGCAGCTCTTGAAGAAGCCTTTACTCCTTTAATGCAAGAAAAATTCGCTAAAAAAATCGCCCAATTGGACGAAGAAGAATTAGAAGAAGCATATGAAGTAGAAGAAGGTAAAAAAGAAGAGATGCAAGAGATGTACGATGTAGAAGAAGCGAAAGCTAAATCTACTGATTCTATGGAAGAAGGAGAAATGGAAGAACTTGATTTGGAAGAACTCCTTCGTGAATTAGATGAATTAGAAGAAGATCAAACAATCAACGGAACCGATTCAGAAACAGGAAACACAGACCATGGTAACATTGTTAGTGTTAATGAAGAAGAAGAGGAAGAAGTTGAGTACACAGACGAAGATGCTGACGGTATCGAAGATTCAGAAGATGAAGAAATTGATATTGAAAACATGGATGAATCTGATCTTAAAAAATTCATTGAATCTGTAATCGCTGACATGGTAGCTGCTGGTGAACTAGAAGCTGGTCATGAAGGTGAAGAAAGTGAAGAAGAAGAAAGTAAAGAAGAAGTTGAAATCAACGAACGTAAAAAGTACGGTGGTAACAAAGGTGATGTTCCTGCTTCAAAACGTGGTGATAAAAAAGACACCGCTGAAGAAGAAGGCGTTGAAGACTACAAGAAAAAGAAAATGAAAGAAAACTACGGTGGAGAAGATCAATTAAATGAAGCTAGTGATGCTGATGCTCTTGCCCAGTTATTAAATGTTTCTATACCTGTAGCTAACGCTATTATGGTCGCCGCTGGTGCCGCTGGAGCTGGTTTGATTGGTAAGTTAGGTCAAATGGTAGGTAGAAATGCTGAAAAATCTAGCATGGCTGAAACTAACGAAATGGAAGAAATGAAGTCTGAGTTAGAAGAAGCTTACAAAACCATCCAAACTATTCAAACTGAATTACAAGAAGTTAATTTATTCAACGCGAAATTACTTTACACTAACAAAATCTTCAAAGCTAAAAATTTGACTGAAAGTCAAAAAGTAAAAGTATTAGCTGCTTTTGATAAAGCTGCTAGTGTTAAAGAAGCTAAATTAGTATTTGAAACCTTATCTGAAGGCATGAAAGAAAAGAAATCATCTGTTAACGAATCAATGTTAAGAGGATCTGCTTCTAAGCCTGCTGGTATTGTTGCTAAAAAGCCAATTCTTGAAGTAAACGACCAATTTGCCCGTTGGCAGACATTGGCCGGAATTAAAAAGTAAACAAAAAACAAAACAAAACAAAAAACAAAACAAAAACTAAAATGTCAAACGTACAACAATTATTAGAAAGCGCTGCAGGTTCTTGGAAGAGCTTGCAAAGCGACGCTGCTAAATTGTCTAGCAAATGGTCTAAGACCGGTTTGTTGGAAGGTTTAGTTGAGGTTGACAAAAACAATATGTCAATCTTGTTAGAAAACCAAGCCAAGCAATTGGTAACTGAAGCCAACACTATCTCTTCTAACTCTTCTTTCACTTCAGGTGGACAGGGTGAAAACTGGGCTGGTATTGCATTGCCTTTAGTTCGTAAAGTATTCGGTACTATCGTAGCTAAAGAATTCGTTTCAGTTCAACCAATGAACATGCCTTCAGGACTTGTGTTCTTCTTGGATTTCCAATATGGTAACTCTAAGACTCCTTTTACAGCAGGTTCATCTTTGTATGGTAACCGTAACACTGCTTCTCAGTTCACCTTCTCTACTCCTGCTCCTGTAGTTGGTTTGTATGGTGGTCCAGAAGGTCGTTTTACTTACGCTACTAACCAATTCTCTAGCTCTGCTATTCAAATGTCAGCTTCTTTAGCTAACACTTTGACTACTACTGCTGCTGGAACTGGTTCTATCGTTTCTGCTTCATGGGCTGAATTGCAATTCGATTCTGATTACTCAGCTTCAGTTGCTGCTGGTCAGGTTTACAAATTTACTGTAACGGCTTCAGCTATGCCTTCATTTGACCAAGATGCAGTTCGTGGATTCGTATTGAGTTCAGGTTCAAACTTCTCAGCTACTACTTTGTTGCCTAACTTCACAAGTTACAACTACACTGCTGGTACTATTAGTTTCTTCTACACTGGTTCAGCTAACTTTGCTACTACTCCTCAATCAGGTTCATTAGTAACTGTATTCTATCAGAAGTCTACTTCTCAAGATGGTATCAACGTTACTTCAGGTAACAACCAAGCTTCTGCTGTAGGTGGTAACCAATCAGGTCGTGGTGATTTCGAAGCTTCAGGTTCATTCGCTATTCCTAACGCTGCTAACTCAGCTCAGATTGATATCCCTGAAATCAACGTTAGAATGCAATCACAACCTATCACTGCTAAAACCAAGAAATTGAAGGCAGTATGGACTCCTGAATTCGCTCAAGATTTAGCTGCTTACCAGAACATCGACGCTGAAGCTGAATTGACTAACATTATGAGTGAGTACATTTCAATGGAAATTGATTTGGAAATCTTGGATATGTTGATCGAAGATGCAGCTGCTGCTACTGAGTACTGGTCAGCTATTAACAACCAGTCA